CACTGACGGGCTAGGGCGCGAACACGGCAAAGTATTTCGCCATGTGGCATTCACGGCAAAGCCGCGGAACCCAATCCAGGGAGAGTTCGAGACGTCCTGGGACGAGGAGTTTGAGCGGTTGCACCCAAGAGCAAAGGGCGGAAAATTCGGAAGCGGCGGAAAGGGTCCGCGGCCAGCTGCTCCGCCTCCGCCATCAGAGGCGGTAGCTAAGCGTCAGATTGACAGGCTGATCAAAGCTAAAGACGCAGCCAAATTGAGCGCCTTGGTCGATGCATTGGAAGAACAGAATCTAAACGAACTGGCAGAGAAAGCCAGCGATGCAGCGCGCAAATTGAAGCGACCAGATACTGCCAGGAACCGAGCGAACAAGCGCAGCGCAGCAGAGTCCGATCGCATCGCTGCAGAGGATGAGCGATCCCGAGAAGATTCCGGTCCTCCTGTAGACCGTTCGTCACTGAAAGACTCTCCGTCTTACACCGAAAGTGAATTCCGTCACGCTAAAAGGCGAGTGCAAGAGGCAACAACAGGAGCAGGGCAAGGAATACCCTACACTGCCGAAGCCATCATAGGGCGACGGATCAAAGGCACCAAGAACCCGGCTAAACTAGCGGCATTCGCGGATGCCCTTACGGACGAGAACTACCACAATGAGGCGGCTCAGGCAGCAGAGAAGCTGAACCAGTTAGGCTACGACCACAGAGAGGGACTTGGTCATCCCGAGAATCAGCATGATTTTAAAAAGTACAAGCAGGAACGGAGCACGACCACCTCCGCCGGACGACCCGCGAAAGTCGCTAAGCGAGCAAAGGCACAGGGAAGGCTATTCAGCTTGACTGACGGCTCTGGCGGAGATACGATGGAAAGCCTAACGCAATTCCCGCAATTTTCTCTCGACCATTACCTGGGTGAGACGATGCCGAATACGAGACGCTCGAAAGTTTCCCGAGCCAGCAAGCGAGAAGGTCACGCAACGGACGTCAAATTTGACGACGACGACCGGCTAAAAAAACCCTACAACGGTAACGACGACGACGACTTAGATGACGCAGCCGAAGCAGTCGCTGACAATGACGGCGGCGAAGAAGACGTCCCTCCAGGCGACGAAGCTCCTTCTGCCGAAATCCCAGATGAGCCTACAGAGTCCCTTGACCTGAGCGCGCAGCAGAAAATAGGAGAGCGGGTGCTAGCGGACTTAGAAAAAGCAGGGATCGCGCCGCCGGAGGGAGTTGACCCGGTATCAGATCCGGTCAGCTTCCTGGCTCAGCTATGCAGTGCGCTGCGTCAGCGGGCTATGGACGAGGCAAAGTCAGAGGAAGACGCGAATGACGACGATGACCCACTAAACGTAACGGAGGAGGGGAACGTGGCACAATTCTCAGACCATCCAGACCCAACGGTACGAGCGCTGGCAGAGCAGGTCGAGGCCCATACCAGAGTGATTCGCCATAACAGGCGTGAGCGTGGCGTCGCGGTCATGCGATCCAAGATCCAGGGCCTGCGGTTACCCCCTCGCCTGAAAAGGGAGCTGCTGGCTGAAGCGGCTACGGTCCAATTCTCCGAGAAGGGCACCCCGACCAAGGACGTGCTAGCTAAAGGGCAGCAATTCGCGAAGCACATCCCGGACCATCTCGCATTCGATGAGGAGCCCGTTGAGGCCGAACACCCAGACGGAACCGAGTACTTCCAAAAGTCTCAATCAGGGAATCACGCGAGCCAGGAGACGGCGGTGGCAATAGCGGATGAGATCCACGACATGGGCTATCACGGTCCGAAGTCCGTGACGATGACGAGCGAATTAGCTGGTACGCATCCGGGTCAGCCTGGGAAGCCAGCCGGCCAGAAGGTGAGAACGGGAGCGAGTGGACCACTCCACGCTACCGTGACGCGATAAACAACACTTTGACAGCAGGAGTTCATCATGGGTTTCTCCGCAGGTAATGCCCCGGGAATGCGGACCGCACTTGAGTCCGAGGAAAGTCAGGTATTTTGGGCGGTCAGCCATAAAGATGGGCTCGTCGGAGAGCAGAGGATAGGCATCGACAGCACAGCGGTTGACGCTGGGAACACGCCTACCACGACGCTGCGGGGCGGCAATCTGATGGCCCTGAAGGACAGCGACAGCAACGCCTATGTTTACAACACGGACGCGAACGACGGCACGCAGGGCGTAGCTGGAGTGCTGGGGAATGCCCAGGACATGCTCCAGGAGGGAGCCGCCACTGACCGCTTCAGCAGCATGATGACCTGCGGGTTGATCAAGCGTAATGAGCTACTGGGCCTCGACGCACAGGCCGAGGCCGTTATGACTCGGATGGGCTTCAAATTCGACGACATCACGCCTAGCGGTGCAGCATTCTTGGACCATCCGGCGCGGGTCGACCTGAAAATCACAGACTACACCGTGACAGCAGCCGACAACGGACGCCTGTTCGTGACTACGACAGCGGATACGAATTACACGCTGCCAACGATTGCCGTCGGCCTCAGTTACGAGTTTTGGATGCTGGCAGACTTCGAGCTGGTGATTACAGGATCCAACAACATGATCCTCAAGAATGACGCGGCGGCAAGCACGCTGACGTACACGACGGGTGGACAGCAGATCGGGGCATGGGCGCGAGTGCTGGCGGTCTACCAGACGACTACGACCCTAAAGTGGCTGGTCAAGCACAACACAGAGCTTACATACGCAGTGGCGTAACGGATCTTCGCGTAACACCTTACAGCCGGCGAGGTAGCGGCGGCAGAGTGATTTAGGAGAGAAATTAAATGGCCCGCTCGGTACAAGAAATACTCGCGCCAGAGGTGATTATAGAGATCGTGAGCCGCATAGCGCTCCCGGGGACTACGCTTAGCCAGATATTTGGTTGGCAGGTCGGAGCGGGACCGACAAGGGGCCTGACGACGCCACTTGATGACCAACCAGGAAACGAGCCACAGGGGAATTTCCGGGATTGGCCAGGAAGGTCCGGAGAATACGATATTTTTGATCACACGCGACGCATCGCCGGAGCCCGCGTCCCGGGAACAGCCAGTTCTCGGATCGCGCCTCAGAAGGTCGGCAAGGTGCAATTCACGCTGCCGAGGGCGGCGGAAATCGTGGAATTGTCAGACGAGGACATCCACAATCGGCGTCCCATCGGCGGACCTACGAGCCAGCTGGATCGCGGAGGAGTGCGATATATCGAGGCGCAGACCCGTTACATCGCGGAGAGATTCGCAAACCTCATAGAGTTCCAGACGGCTGCGATGATCCGGGGTACGTATACGTTTGATCAAGTTGGCGACGAGTTGCGTCACCGTTTCACAGGCGGCGAAACAGAGATCAGCTACCAGATCCCCTCAGGAAATAAGGACAGGCTAGATATGCTGGGAGGCGGAGCAATTTTATCGGCCAGCTGGGCGACGGCGGGAACCGATATCCCCGCGAACCTGTTCGACATCAACGCGGCATTCGTCGAGCTGACGGGCCAGGGGCTTGCCCACATGGTCGTTACCAGCAAGCAGTGGAACAATATCGTCAATAATACGAAGGTGCACACGCAAGGCGGCTCTGCAAATATCGTGTTCGAGTCCATCACGAGGCGGAGCGCTGGAGAGTTCTCGGCGGTGTTGCGCTCGATACCGTGGCTGACGATCCACGTAGTGGATTACGGCCTTGAGGTATGGGACGGCAGCAGTGAAACATTCACGAAGCTGATTGGAGACAATTATGCGGCGTTCTTCCCCGAGCCGGACAGCAGCTGGTGCGAGTACATCCGGGGCGGAGAATACGTGACCGAAGGCCCAAATGGCGTGAGGGATTTCCGGTCGGGGTATTACCCGTATGCGTGGCCTCTGCATGACCCGTCGGGTTGGGCGCTAGCCAACGTGTTTAATGGAATGCCTAGCCTGCCAGTCCCGAAGGCCATGGCGTATGGTGAAGTGGAATTCTAAGCGTATACACACCCGACATCTGACCGCGACGGCGGGCGGCGGAATGACCCGCTTCCCGCCGTTTTTATTTTGGTCCTGACAGGAGAATCCGATGGCATCCACGCCCGTGATAGATGGCACGCTCGAAGTGGTAGATTTTGAGCAGATCACTGGATTGAGCAGCGCGAAGGGTTTAACAACTGCGACGTACGGAGCTGGCACTATAGCGCTCCTGCAGGCGGAGAGCCAGCCGATCCGATGGAGGGATGATGGGACAGACCCGACAGCTAGCGTCGGCATGCGACTGACGCCTGGAAGCGACCCTTGGCCCTACAGCGGCAGCCTAGCGGCGATCAAATTTATCGAAGAGGCAGCCAGTGGCAAGCTGAATTGCAGCTACTACCAGGGATGACACATGAGACGCACTAGATCAGGAGCGTTCCGACCCTACCGGATGGAGCTACTAGCGCTCTACCTGACAGCTGCACACGGAGTATATCCGCGAGGCGGAGGAGCGCTGGACAACGATGACCCGGTAGCCACATGGACAGACGTGCGAACTGGCAGGAGTGTGAGCAACGCCACCGAAGCACAGCAGCCTTTATGGAAAGCGGATTCCGGGCTGTCCACCCGTCCGGGACTGCTATTTGACGGGACGGATGACATTCTGTTCACGACGACAACCCCAAGTGTTTCCGACAAGGGACTTATCGGGGTATGCGGTACGATTGGGACGATTGGCGATTATGATGATTTTGCTGCGGCTTCAATAAGCACGACCAGTACCGACTTCATAGTATGGCGACCGCACTACACATCAGCGGCCCCAAACCCGTCCGTGTTCTTCGACAAAGCTGGACTGTCCAGTTACGACGGATGCAAAGGAACAAGCGACACGACTTCCGCTACGTCGGCGAAGTACCTGTGCGACTCCAACGGGGCGGCATGGTCGCTTCGGTGGAATGAATTTGCTCAGGTCGAAGCTGCCTTAGGGAACGGAAACACGGGACGCTGGCTCGACGAATTCACAATAACACACTTCGACGTTGCAGGGATACATTACAACAACAGCATCATACAGCACTTACACATCACGCTGTGCGAACTAGTCTTGCTGAACGAGCCGAACACCCAGGTGCAGGCCGACCTCGAAAGCTACTGGAAGGACGAATACGGAATTTAAATGGCCGAGACACAGTACAGCAGGAGAATCACGATAGCAGTTCCAACCGCGTCAGTTGCGGCAGTGAATTCCGCCATTCAGAACGCCCTGGCCACGACCGCAGACAACGTGAGCACGACGAGCGGAGCGATGGGACGCACGCCCAGGTCCACACCTACGCACTATGCCTGTTCGCTGCAGGTTACAGCAGCGCAGTTCGATACGCTACAGGACGATCTAGAGGCACTCGGACTATGGTCCAGCGTGCAGGCGGACGGACCAGAGCTGGATCGCACAGCTTGGGAGGAAAGGATGAAATCTGCGAGGCTCGTTCCCTACGACCCTATGACGCAATGAGGTGACCTATGGCGGTGACGACCTACTGCAGCAACTCAGACGTCGAGGACGTCATGAGCACGCACGGAGTCACGGCGTACATCGACGATGACGAGAGCGGCAGCCGCAGCGGAGCCGAAACTGCCTATCTGACATCGGCGGTCGAGCGAGCTGCAGCCATGTGGGTGAATCCGCGAGTCCTGATGCGATACAAGGCGTCGGATTTAAGCGGGAACGGTTACCTGAAATGGGCGAACGCGGTGATCGGCGCACTCGAAGTTTGCCGTCGGCGGAACAACCCCATACCCATCAGTCTGGCGAGCGACGCAGAACGCATTGAATTACAGCTCCAGCAGATCCAACGCGGACAACTGAATGTTCCAGAGCAGGCTGAGAGCTTCGAGCAGATCCCCGTCGTCACTAATTACGACGTCGAGCGATGGCATCAAGCCACGCCAACCCGCGTCCAGATCGAGGAGAGCACAGGATCAAGCCCTGAGGGGAACAGGAAACGATACTTGGCGCGTCCTATCCCGTGGCTGAATTGACACAGTGGCTACACATGTCTACAGATCGCACTATATACACCACAGACAGCCGAGCCGAACTGACAGATTTCGTGCGAGGATTCCCTGCGATGCTGACAGGGACCAGCGACGCTGGGGGACTGGGGAGACAATTCCGAGCCCGGCTGGCCTGGAGTTTCTTTTCGCTGGTCGCGCCTAACTGGGACAAGCTGAGCGACGGACAACCCGGTGACGATGGTGACGTGTGGCCGCGCAACACAAAATCCCACCTCGCCTACACTAAGGGCAGGCTGACACAGAAGCAGAAGCAGGGAGCTGCGCGATCCGTGCCGCAAGACTATTTGCAGCGTCGCAGCGACCACTTGACCCCGGGCCAGATGAAGCGGTGGCGTGCCACCTACCGCTCAGGACTCGCTGATTTGGCCACGAGGATGCCAATGCAACAAGCGCGTGGAACAGCAGCGAACGCTGCATGGCGAGAGACGCGAGCAGAAGGAGCGCCTACCATACTGAGCAGATGGGGTGACCGAGAAGACACGACGCTGGTCGACGAAGGCACGCTGCGGAGGAGCATGACAATCGGGCAGCTCACGACAGCCGGGTACACTCCAGGCGATCAAAATCAGGTAGCAGAGGAGACGACAGGCGAGCTGGTCGTCGGGACTAGAGCCGCGTGGGCTTCGGCGCACCACAAGGGGAGTGGCAGACTGCCTGTGCGCAGATTCTGGCCGAAGAAGTTCCCCACAGAGTGGTGGTCACAGATCATGGGTCAAGCAGAGGCGACCATTGTCGATATCGTCCGACATATCGAGAGAGGTACCGCATGATGAATTGCCACCACACACTCCACCACCGAGACAAGCACGGGCGACTGCTCGGATCCTGGGGATTGTTTCGTCGAGGTAAAATCTTCCGCGTATTTTGCACGGAATGCGGAAAATTCTACGGCCGCGCCACTGACAGGGACTGATAGCATGTCTATGGGGATGGCACTGGAAGGGACACGCGATTATCTGCGTACTCAGCAGTCGTGGACATACAAAGAGATCGGGATCCAATTCCGAAACCTTCCGCCAGCAGTCGCTCCGCAGGCGTATGTGGCGTTAGATGACGGAGGAGTGTCGACGCAGCGAAGCAACGACTATTTCTTGCGAGAATCTCTTACCATCACCATCGGAGTCTGGCGTCGCATGTCGGAGTATCCGAAGGATGTTAGCGGACAGCTACTGATCCCCAGCAACATCTACCAGCCTCTGGTGAAGAGCCTGGAAGACCTGGAACGGCTGGTGATAGACGATCTGCATACGGCGCATGCGCTGACGAGCGCAATCAACACCCAATTCTCGCTGCCAGACGCCACGCTAGGCGACAAATACACCGGCCACCTAAGCTACACTGGCCGCACGACTAACGAGACGCTAGCCTTGCCGGAGAGCCCTGACGTAGTGTTCATCGGCAGACGGCTGAGATTCCAAGGGCTCACGAGATTGCAGCCCGTATCAGGTATAGGATGACAACATGCCACAATTCTATTGCTTGCTGGCGTTGGACGAGAACACTGGACCCGGATGCCCCGAAGGGACACAGCTGGTCACACCATTGTCGTGGCGCGAAAAAATCGCGAGCCACGCATTGATCCCCTGCGATCCGCCCCCGGGACACATGGAGGATACACAAGGTCGATCGACGCTGCTGGAAGCAGCAGACGACTCCGGAGAGGCGATGGCCGAGTGCCTCAGAAATGTCGGCCTGGAACCCTACGAAGGAGCTAACCAATGGCGTTCGGTACATGGGCGTTCGGTCCATACACAGCTACATACAACGGCAATGACGTCGGACTTATCGAGGGAGTCTGGAGGCACCAGCAAACAGCAGAAGCCGCTGACATCCGATCAGGAAGGTTCGGCGATTCCGTCATAGACGGAATCTATCGCGGGGGGAATTGCTTCGCCGTAGCAGTCTTCAAGGAGTGGACAGCGAACATCCGGAGAATGCTGTGGCCGTTTGACACGGTGTTGGGAGACAGCGGGAAGCACGGAAGGAGCATGGTCGATATGTCGAGCGTCCTCCTGCTGACTGCTATCGCTGGAACCCCAGCCGCAACTGCAGGACCAGCTACCCGCAGCTTCCCGCGGGCTATCTTTTCACCTGGACACAACAAGGAGGTACTCCTGGGCAACGAGGAACGGAACGTGCCGATAGTTTTCCGGTGCTACCCAACCGTTGTAACTCCAGGGGATACGGACCTCCGGTGGTACACAGACACATAGACGGAGACCTACCTGCATGGCTGGCGAGAACGACGCTACATTCCGATTCATTTTGACCGAAGAAGCTGCCGGTGCTGGACAACCCGGTGGCCCTAGCAGCGTCGGCCGCGCACCACAGAAGACGGGCGAGCAAGAGCGAGCCACCGAGCAAGCCGTCACGGGGACGGACTCCGCGCAAGGTCGCGCAGAGGCATCCGCTAGACGCAGAGCATCAGCAGGAACCACTGGAGCAGCTGCTGGCGCGGGAGCAGGCACAACCCGAGCGACTGCGTTCGGCTCAGAAGGCGTGGGAGCCGCAGCGGCGAGAGCGGGAGCAGGCACGACCCGAGCGCCTGCGAGAGCGGGAGCAGGAATCACTGGAGCAGATGCGGGCGCGGGAGCAGGCACAACCCGAGCGCCTGCGAGAGCGGGAGCAGGAATCGCAGGAGCGGTTGCTGGCGCGGGATCAGCTGCGGCAAGAGCGGTGGGATTCGGAGGTGCTGCCAGGGCTATGCTGTCCGCAGGTAGTGCTTCGGGAGTGGCTGGAGCGGTTGCCGCTGGAGTCGGGATTCCGATAGCACTGACTGCTGGCGCAATGGGGATAGCGAGCAACGCAGAAAGCCGTCTGGCGGATTACAGTCCTGACATAGCCGCAGCACGCGCGCGAAACCAAGCACTCCAGGCGCTGCAGAACGTCCGCAGCGCTGGCATCATCGGTGACGAGCTAGGAGCACTGGCTTCGACGCGAGGAGAAATAAGCAGGAACATGCAAGCAGCACGGGACCAACTGATAGAGCCCATGCTCGCGAAACTGAATGACTTGCTGCAAGTCGTGACCTTTGTCAGCGGGAAAACAGCTGGGTTTTTCGAGGACAATTCCGAGGGGATACAGAAGATGTATCAATTTTGGGAGCATGGCCACGCCCTCGGCTGGATGGTCAAGCTAGGGCGATGGCTGGACGCGAACGAGCAGAGCGAAGGCGAAAACCCGTTCAAATGGGTGACCGAAAAAAACCACGTATTTCCGCCGGGTTGGGACGCGGGTGACATAAAGGGACGTCCAGCGGGTGAGATAAAGATGCCTCCGTTTCATCAATTCGGTGACTGACAAATGCCAGACCCAAAAGTAGTAAAAGAAGCTGACCTCAAAGAAAATACCGTCCACTACAACGGCGTGCAGTTTGGCGGAGGGGACGCCGCCAAGGTGGACAATGAGACACTGCAGATGATGCCCCCGACCTATTCCGTCGCCGGACAATACGTGTATGACGATGCTGACCGAACGATTACCCACACGCGGTACACACTGACGCTGCAGACTGTCATGTTCGGGAGTTCCGGGAACATGGCAACTACAATGGACATATTGCGAGAGCGGCTTTCTCAGAGCGGGAAGATACTGAAAATCAAGGGCCTCGGATTCGGATTCGACGACGATCCTATAGACATCGTTTGGGGACCGAAGCCGCGGTCATTCCAGGCTGCGCCAGTCGGAGGAGATCAGGCGTGGGAAATCATCTGGACGTGCGAATTCAACCACAGTGAGTGCCTGCCAAAAGGCGCGAACACACACGGACGATTCATGGCATTTAATTTTTCCACTTCGTACTCGCACGACACAGAAGGGATAGAGACTCGCACGATAACCGGATACGTGCAAGTTAGCCAGAATTGGACGAAACCGCAACGGAAGCAAAAGGAACACATTGGAAAAACGCCCGCCTTCGTGGTGGATATGCTGCGGATGCAAAAGAGGATTACCGTAGATGTCCCGTTCTGCTTCCGGCGCATCACGAATCAATGGAGGGATAACCTCGCCAAGAACAGGCTTGAATTCGCTATCGTAGACCAGCAGATGAGCAGCGATCCCCCACCAGTAAACATGACGCGAGCCAGCGGGGAATTCAGTTGGTCCACGTCCGGGGATCCAGGGTTTGCGAAGGGCGTCGCTACACTGAGCACGAGTTTTACCGTTGCGCCGGGCGTCCCCAAGACAGCAGCCACGACGTACTTCCTGTATGCTGCATTCGCGAAGCAGGGCGTGCTGGTAAAAGCTCTGGGGAAAAAGGGGACTGTCATCCCTGTTCGAATCTCAGTGCGGCACCAGCTATGGACACGGACGACAGACTACTCCATGTCCTGGGCCATTACCGGTTGCCTGCTCGATCTGCTCGGTTCGTCTGGGATCTGGGAGCCGATCCCAGGCACCAACATGATCAAATGGCAGGCGAGTATGAAACGGCTCTGGGGACCGGAAGGGGTTTCCGGACTCGGTTCGTCTCTTCAAAATGAGGTGGTTATCAACACGTGCTCAGAAGCATCTCAGATAAAGATCCTCCAGGGGCAAGACACCAAGTGCCCAGCGATGCCAGAGAGGATGAATTTCAAGTATGCGTGCCAGGATATCCCGCCAGAAAAAAGCTGGTTATTCTATGACATTGACGTCAGTGTCGTGAGGCAAGACCCCGGCGTGTTTCATCGGTTCACAAATGACATCTTAGAAGGCGCTAAAAAATTCTTTGGGTCAAATGCGACGCCGGAGGAGACAGAGTTGACTGGACCGAACTACAAGACTACAGAGACAGAGTCCTCAACGGATTCGAGCGCCACTGATTCCGTTTACGAGCAAAACGGAGAGCCGAAGCACATGATCCTCCTCCAATTTAAGGGGCTGCGAATACAGCACAAACCACAGATGCCGACTATAGAGAGTATCGGGGGAGTAAAAGTCAAATTCAAATCGGAGGTAAAATCCCCCGCAGCAAAACAGGTATTTGATTTCGGTTGCCCAGTATACTACGAGAGAGCTGCGGCACTGTACGAGATACCGCCTGGGGAGTATATACCTACGCTAAAGGAAAAGAAGAACCCATCTCTATGCGATTCTGACGGAATGGAGGGCGAACTATGATTGATACGACGCACCAGCTTGAATCTCCCTGCAGGCTGAACCTGAAATTTTCTGTCGCGGGAGCTGATGAACTAATATCCGTAGCGCTTGACCCGTACGAGGCGAACGACGTCCTCGTGACGCATCAGGACCAGCCGGACGGAGGCTGGCAGGATCTTGCGATTTGGCTTGCCGACAAGGCTGGTGTGCCAGCAGACGTGATAGCGCGGAACCAGCTAGCGGAATTCTCGGAGTTGGTTGTATCCATCGTCGAGAATGACCGAGCCGAGCGTAAAAAAAAACTCGCCTGGATTGCCTCCTCGCCACCGCATACCCCGGTATCCCCAGCGACTACCGCCAGTGGCCAGAATGGGAGCGCACCGCCTGGGTCGACAATATCGCCTGGAGCAGAGCAGCATTTAGCCGATACAATCAGCAGGTAGATACGAGCACTCTGGAGGGTATCTACGCGGAGGAGCTGGAAATGAGTGGGTCAACCGAACGGGCCAATGACGCGAAAATGCGCGCCTTATGCACGGCGAAAATAGCGGAGATAGTCGCCGGCGGAGAGCACTAATATGATCCGGTTGCTAGGACGATTATACAAGCGCCTGAGCCGAGACACAATAAAGCAGCGGCTGGTGGCGATGGACGAGACGCGAGGCTACAAGCCTCCCCGGAATCACGCCCATGAGCTACTGGTAGACGAGTTGCCTCTGTTCACTGTGTGGACGGCAAGGCTGATGGTTCGTGACCCACAGGTCAGATTCGGCCTGAACGTGAGAAATGCAGGACTTTTCCCGGCACAGGTTAAGGTCTCCGCCAAAGAGCCTGCTGTGACTAAATACGTGGGGAAATTGTGGCAGCAGTTATGGTCGAAGCATTCTCACCACATGCTCAAGGCTAAGCAGTGGGGATACCAAGGGGTGCAGATACTGTATCGGAGTGCCCGGGAGACAGGACAGCTGCAGATCGAGGGAGTGAAAGCATTCTCTCCGCACGACACGCGAGCGCTACACCACTACGGGAAGGCGCTGGGATTCAGCGTCAGGACTCGCCAGCCGAGCCCAGAAAGAGCTGCATTCTCCAAGCGTCCATTATACGCGCCGAAAGCGCTGTGGCTGACGTATGACGCTGAGTTCGGTGGGCTGTACGGCCACAGCTTGCTGAAACGCGCTTACAGTCCGTGGTTCGAGAAATGGATGACGCACGGCTACAAGAAGACTTTGCAGCTGAGGATGCTGAAGGATTCCTACGTCGGTGACGTAGTCCGATACCCTTGGGGACGAATCGAGACGATGCCAGACGGGACGCAAATGTCCTGGCGAGACATCATGCGAGAAGTGGAAGAAAATCGCATGGCAGGCGGCACAATCGCGCTGCCAAAATTGTACGACACCGAGGGACGTGACTTGGTGGACTACAGTCCGCCGACAGACACAGGCAATCCGGTGGGTATTTTCACCTGGGGGGAGACTCTAGACACCGAAATATGGAAGGGTATGGACGTGTTCCCGGAAGTTGTCCAGGCCAGTGAGACAGGCAGCGGATTCAGCGGGAGGAGCATTCCGCTGCTGATGTTCTTGTCGGCTCTGTCTACGGAATTCCGGGAACTGTTGCAGCAAGTCGACGAGATGGTTCTGCGTCCCTGCGTGTGGCTTGAGTTCGGAAAGGATGCCGAATATGAAATCGAGCCAGTGCCACTGGTCGAGGTGTTTGCCGAAGACCTCGAAGGGAGCGACATGGGCGGACCGATGGGAGGCAATCAGCCCGGGGGAGGAGAGCAGCCACCAATGCAGCAGGCCCCATCCCAGTCCCCAGCCCAGGCCCCATCCCAGTCCCCAGCCGGCGGTAATGGAAACCCATTTTTCAAGAATCGATTCGGGAACGGAAATGGAAATGGCCAAGCGGGAAATGGCCAGCCAGAGACAACAAGTTTCGCGGAGGCGGAGTCGGAGGACAACAGTGCCGATCCGGTCGTCGATGGAATACTAGATGCAGGCGGAGCCGCTAGTCGCAGGATTATCAGCAGCGCGGCGGACAGGATATCCCTGCTGCTTAAAAAAAAAACCGACCTGAGCGACCCCGAGCTATTCAGTGAGATAGTCGGGATTATCGAATCCGCACGACCGGAAATCCAGGCAGTGATGGAAGATTCTATCATGGCCTCCCAAGTCGCTGCGGCGGCGGACGCCCTAGCGCTATCGGCTACCTCCGGGGTGCTGGTGGCGGACGCCGCTGCTACTGGTCCCCCCACGGTCCCCCCGCGAGATCCACCTGTTGCCATCGGAGATCTGACCCCGGGCGGGCGAGAACCAGTCGTCAGATTCCCGGTAGTGGAAGACGCGCTGATGGTGCTGGCGGATTCGCCAGCCGAAAGCGGGATAGATTTCAGGGACACGGCAGCGCGCGTGCACAGAGGCGCGTTCGCGATCACTACGGAGCTGGCGGACGAGACGGTAAGTGATATCCGCGATCTGCTCCACGAGAATATAGCCGCAGGGCTCGACGCGAGAGCCTTCGGCACAGACGTCCAGGATTTGCTGACAGCTGGCACAGGACTCAGCGACGCGCGAGTTAATCAAGTATTCCGGAATAATGTTGGGGCCTCCTTCCGGGACGCTTCTGAGCGTAGTTTATCCCAGCCGATCGTGGCGGCTGGATTCCCCTATCGGAGATACCGCGCTACACACGACGACCGCACGCGGGTCGAGCATCGAGCGCTGGAAACGCTTGGGTTGGACGGCACCTCGATTTACCGCGCGGATGACCCGGTTTGGGAGAAATTCGCGCCGCCCTGGGATTGGAATTGCCGGTGCGCGTTCGCGCCAGTCACTGTTGAGCAGGCAGCTAACGCAGGCGTCCGGGAGGCGATGGATTGGTGGCACAGAGCTGGAGAGCGAGCTACGGAGTCTGGCGGCAGGACCGCCAGCTACGTGACGGATACAGCTCCACCGGATCCACAATACGTAGAACACCCAGCTTTCGAGCCGCCTCCAGAATGGACGCGGGATCTGCAGTTCGCCGAGCAGCTCACCTTCAACTTCAAGGACCCGGAGTTTGAGCGGTTGCATCCACGAGCAAAGGGCGGAAAATTTGCACTTAAGGGCACCGGAGCGGCCAGCTCAGCCAAAGATGACACCGAGGATGAACCGCCTGAAGAGAAGGAGGAGGAGAAGCCCAAGGAGAAGCCCAAGCTGATCGAGCCGTATTTTAACTTATCTGTGCCAGATAGCCACAGAGACGAGGTGACCAAGGCGCACGCGCGCGTGCCGGAAGCTGTCCGAGACCGCCTGCACCGTGCGGGAGAGAGACTGCACTGCGTGTCGAAGGTCACTGACGCTGACCCCAGCCTCAAGGGGAAGCGGCCCCGCGGATGGCCTAAGGGATCAAAGTGGGAGCAGGTCGGAGGATGCTACTCGCCCAAGAACCACAAAGCGCTGACTGGTGTATGGACTTGGGAGAGGGACGTTTACACGGGAGTATGGGGATTTGAGAAGCGAAGCGCTCTAGAAGTGAGTCAAACGTATCTGCATGAGATGGGCCATGCGGTCGACCAAGCATACAGCGGATACGGATACGACCCAACGAAGCCTACTATATATTCGCCATTAGAGCGAGACGGATATGCGCCTCCACCCAAGGGGAACGCGCCTGGACGTTTGGCGAGTATGTCGCCGGAATTCGTCAAAGCGTACAACAAGGACAGGCGAGCGATCAATGCGCGCAACAAGAAAGCCGACGCCAAGGCTGAAGCCTCGACGTGGAAAGAAAAGAATTTGAAGCGGAGGTATAAATACTTCCTGCAACCTAAGGACGCCGGCTGGAGTGAAGCGTTTGCGGAGGGATTCGCGAGCATCGTGGATGATTCTCCAAGGTTTGAGGATTTCAAAGAGGACTGGCCAGAGACCCGGAAGGTGATAGAGAAAATCATCGCAATCGAAAATTATGAGTCCCCCGCGGAAAAGCGACAGAAAAAAAACTTATCGGACTAACGCAATAGCTAACCGCTGACCGCGCAAGAGAGGATCCACGATGAAGATCTATTTGTGTGTAGAGGACGATCGAATACTACTCAACGCCAGAGCGGAGGGACCGGCGGGGACAATCGGCGATATGATGCGAGACCTCAGGCCGGGAGATCATTGGGGGACGTGGAAATATGATGACCTCCTAGCGCTGGGATCTGGCGAGCACGACATGACCGCGGATCCCCCGGGGAAGAATAATGAAACTTCAGCAGTTTGACGAGGAGTTCGAGAGCAAGCACCCGCGCGCGGACGCAGGGAAATTCGGCGACAAGCCGGAGTCGGAGGGTGCATCCATCCCGGAAATTGACGATGGCAACACGAAGAGAATAACCCTTTGGAGGGCAGCCGACGACGACAATATAGTGGGGTCAGCCAGTTTTGCTGCGCAACAGGAATCAGCCCAGGCCTATCTGGACAATCCTGGATTTGGCGGCGATAAATTTTGGAAGGCGGAGGTCGAAATCGACGAATCATCGCTGCTGGATTTGCACGACATTGACGAAGAAGAGGCGTTCACGAAAGTGCTCGACTTAATCGACCTGGAGACCCACCCTGGGGCGATCGGTCTGGATGAGTGGATCCCAAGGATAGCGGACAAGCTACAAGATGCTGGAATTGAATGGGTGCGCGTTCGCGAAAGTTTCCCGGAAAACACTGAAACCTACATATTCGTTGGTTTCGATGATCCTGAAATGGAAGAAATAGAGACGCAGTTTGACGAGGAATTCGAGAGCAAGCACCCGCGCGCGGACGCAGGGAAATTCGGCGACAAGCCAAAGTCCACAGACGATTTCGTGGACC